TCCGACCTACAAGCCTCAAACTTCTTAACGAGGCTCTTCGGGAAGATTCTACGTACTAACCACAACGAAACACGGTCGGAAGCATCTTTGAGGTCAATAGTCGCGAGACTACCTTCCTCTGAATGCATCCGGGCAAGATTGCGGTTCACCTCCTGGTCTGTAAAATTAACCAGACCAGCGGTCATAGGATGGCTCTCAACATGGTTGTAGAGAGCCTTCTGTAGACCTTGTTGGATCCACTGTATTTCAAGTGGCTCCATGGAAATAAGGCGAGGCCCGCGCGAGTCTTTTGGCACCAAGCACACTTTAGAGACTATCTTTTTATGTGTGCGAAAGCGCCTAAGCCCGTGTAGCTCGTCGCAGAGGTGACTGTAGTTCACAAACATGTAGTCTGCATAACTGTAGACTTCATCGAGTGAGGGATAATAACGCTTGAAATTCATTTTCTCATGCGCTTTCTCCCCAGTCGCTACTGCGCCAGGACCGTGCTTTGGAACTATTGTGTAAGGATCAATCGACCCTAACACCCAGTGAAGAAGTATCGCCGCATTCTCCAATGCGGAACGACACTCAGGCGATAGAGCATCCCTGCTTTCGCCTAAACTGGGTAACTCCCTGTCTCGAGTGACATAGTCATCGAGAAAGTTAGTCACCAGTTCCTTACTGTATGATAGTTCTAGCTTATACGCCAAGTAGCAAATTTGGCGTATGGCTCTCACCGCAATGACTTGAGCGGCCGAGTCTGTGTGCTCCTTTGGCCAGTCGGATTTGAGTCCGACTAAACGCCTTATGAAACGCACGTCACAGTCACTTAAGTCATCTTCCTTGACCTTGCCATCGGTAGCGAAGATCAACTTCCACAGAGTACCAAACAAAATCGGTATTTCTGTGGTCCCGTACTTTTGCTTTTTAAAGCATAGAGGTACGGCAAGTTGAGTATCTTGCGAGATCGCTTTATCAAGCGCCTTCGCAAGACTTGGCAAACTTTTTGCAAAGAATGCCATGCCTTCGTTATCCGACCTACCTCTGATGGACGCAATGTCCTTTTCAAAGGATGAGGGATGCAGACCAAGTTGGTTTGCGGTGTCCCTTAAGAGTCGGATGGAAAGTTCAGTAAAAAACTGAACAGTTCCAGGCTTTTCAGGTTGTCTCATTGACAATCCTCCAGACCTCGCATATGCGCATGCGACTCCTCAAGGTAATTGGCCCAGGGTCACGTCTGACCCTGAAGAAACGGCGTGAAGTTCTTGTC